GGGCTGTACCCAAGGCTAACAAGAACCTTCTTAATCTTTTCCTCTTCGGATTCCTGCGTCATGTCTTCTCCTCTTTAACCTCATAGCCAGTGCAGGCTTTGGGTCAGTCCTTGCGCTCTTCTGCCTCTACCGACCGCATTACCTTAGCAGTCCAGGACTTGCCTGCATCACCGCCCCATAGGGCCCAGGCAATTCGACCCGCTGATGGATAGCCTGGCTCCCCAGGGCTAAATCCTTCACCCTTCTTGTCCACTTCATGGCGAGCAAGATAGGCGCCCATCTTCTTGACGCGAGCAATTGTCATCCTATTGCCGATAAGCATTCGCGCAGTTCGCTGGCCCGGACCAATGCCGCCGCGACCATACTGCTTGCGCCAGACAAGCCCGCGAGCGGCCTCAACCTTGACGCTATTGGGGACAGTCAGGTTAACTGACTTAAGCAAACCCTTTTCAGTCTCCTCTTCGTCATCGGGAACCTGGGCCGGAGTCATTGTCTTCACGCCAAGTTTTCGATACTCGGCAAGAACTGCCTCGTCGTTCTCAATCGCAAAAGCAATGTCGTTATTTGCCATCAACTCTTTCATTACGCGCTTCTTAAACACGGGCTGCGACTCGTCTGTGTCGTTCATAATGAGTCGCTCGTATGGAACATCAAACTTGCTCAGCATTGCCTCTGTCTCACCGCGCTTACTCTCGCTTCGTGCGGTAAGAATGTAGATTGCAAACTCATCCGCCTGGTCAAGCAAGAAATCAACAGTGTTTTCGATTGGACCGCTTGGCGTTGTTAGCGTCCCATCAATGTCGCACGTGATTACAGGCTTACCAGCGGCCTTCTGGTCTGCTGGCTGTTGGTTCGGTCCCATCTGTGGATTTTCTGGGCGCATCGTCTCTGGGTCCGTTGCGTCCTCTGGGGACGGCTCTTCTTCGCCGCCGCCATCTTCATCTGGCCCGTCTTCGTCTGGACCCTCGCCCTCGGGCTCTTCGTCTGGCTTCTCGCCAAGCAATGTTTGCTCAAGATATTCAATATAAAGGGACATTGGCATGTAGCCCTTTGGCGACATTACCCAAATCTCGTCACCGTACTCGCCGATGCCGTCCTGACCGCGCTCCTTAAGCGCGTCATTGATCCGGAGCCACGGAAGGCCGCCAAGTGCAGCCTTGTAGTACTCGGCGATAACGGCCTGGCTTGCTCGGCCAACATCGGTGTAGGCAAATCGAAGGGTCTCATCAAAGCGCCAAATGATTTCTCGGGTCAGGTACTCAGCAATAAGGTCGAGCAATGGTGCAATGCCGTTGTCGGCGGTAAATGCTGCGCCAACCTCTGCGCTTGATCGGTTTACGTCAAACGAGATGCCGATGTCTTGTGGCTGAACGCCAAACACCGCACAAATCTTCCGCGCCAGATAAATCTGCCACTCCATAAACTGCATGTCGCGGTTTGACGCGCCAAGCGGTGTCCACTTAACGCCCTTGCCGCCGCCAACAATTGCAACCATGCTCTTGCCGCCGATTTCTGCTTCCCAATATGCTTTGAACTGGTCAACCTGGTCGGGGCGAATGCCTTCACCGAGGTCAATGATCCCCGGAGGCGCTGCCTGCATGACGGACTTTGAGTTATAGGCAGCCGCAGCAAGGTCAGCCTCAATGGTTTCAGCAAGAACCTCTAGTGGCGAGAGGCCAAGTGGGGAATACGTTACCGGGTTGTGAATCAAGACAACCATTTCATCATTGCGGTACTCGGCAACAATCTTGCCAGTCGCATCCAGTTCGAAATAGCGAGGGTCATTCTTCTTTGTGCCGTCCCAGTCCTGGTCGAACGCAATAAAGCCTGCGTCTTTTGGCCACAGGTTGGCAATCTTCTTGGAGCCGGTTGACCCCGCGCGCGAGCCGCGCGTCAACTCGACTTCAATGCACCCCTGATCGAGGACGAGCAGGTCTTCAACTACCGGCTCAATAAACGAACGGAATGAATCGCCTCGTGAGTTTGGGTGGCGGAACATGTACCGCAACTCGTCAACAATCTTCTGGTTTGGCGTTGAGTTACCGTCAAGATCCACAATGTCCCAACGGGCACGGCTTACCTGCTGGCGGCGAAGGTTAATCGCCGCGCGAAGCCATGGGTTGTTTCTGGACCAGCGTCGCAACTGTGCAACGCTGCGCTTCATTACGCCGCCCTGCCCGACTGCGGCACGGGCGTAGGGGCTGTTCTCCCAGTCCGGGATTATTCCGATTTCGGATTTGGGCGCAGTAACCACCTGCTCGGTTCGACCAAGTAGTCGATCCAGAAGGCTGGGGCGTTCGTCTGCCATCTATCTAGTTCCCCTTCGGTGTCGCCGTAAAGCGTCTTGCCAGACACCATTCAGCATGTCCTGATTAATCAAATCTCTTGTTTCGGCAAGCGTTCGCATAACGACTGGTTTGCCATCTTCGTATGTTACCGCACGCATGCAAGGGTACCTTGTCCACCACTGTGGCACAACAAAGTTTCCGTCTGTGAACTTTACCTCAACCGTCCCCTGAATATCGTAGCCCATGGCTACTCCTCTTCTGTCGACCCCTCGATTGATTCGCTCTCCTCGTCGGCAATCTCCTGGTCGATCATTGCGCTGACTTCAAGGCTGTACTTCTTCCGCTGGGGAACGCTCATTTTTGCCTTGTGCAGGTCAATATAGCAGGCGTCGCAGACTAAATAGCGCCGTTGCCCTTTTGCCCGGGGCACCATGGGCTCTGGGACGATGTTCTTTTCCAGGTGATGCTTGCCGGTCAAAATCGTGCAATTTGCACACTTGGGGTGGGCGGAGCGGTTCGCCATGTACTCCTTGAAGATGGGGGCAGCCTGTTTCTGGAGTCGCTTAATGGCCAGCGTAATCTCACGCAGTTCGTTTTCCGTATGGTTAATCTCTGTGCACAGTGGGCATATAGGTTCGTTCATGGGCATATTGTAGCAGTATTGCAAGATTATGGGATATTCTGGAGATGTTTCACGTGGAACGCAGCCCCGCATATTTGAAAGATGTTGTAATATGCCCCAATATGAGTGTATGATCTTCGCAGGGACGCCTTGTTGGCGAACCGCCAAGTCAACTACGGGTTGACGGGATGATGATACTTACGTAGATGCGACCCTTAGAGTCGCCGAAGCAGCCCGGGGGGATTACTGTGGACTTTAAACTTTTTACCGGAACTCTTAAGGCTTATGAGACAGAGAGCGGCGACCGCTACGTATCCGGAACTACCTCCTCGACTATCCGCGACCTTCATGGCGACGCCATGGCAATGTCCGCGTTGAAGAGCATGGAGGACACTGCCAAGCAGAATATGACCGTCTTCCTTAACCACAACTACAACGTTCCTGAAGACCTTTTCGGCTCTGCGACCGATGCCCGCATCGTTAAGCGCATGGATGAAGAGACCGGCGAAGAGGTCTATGACCTTGATATCGACGTAAAGGTTTGCCCAGAGGATGAGAATCCCCAGGCAATGCAGGCCTATCGCGCCATTAAGCGCGGCGTCAAGTTGGGCCTCTCTATTGGTGCCCGCGTCGAGAACGCTGACAAGAAGCGCGACGAGAAGAGCGGCATCGACACCTACGTCATCAACAAGGTTCGCCTTCTTGAGGCGAGTGTTGTCGGTATCCCGGCAAACCAGCGCTCGTACCTGCACAACGCAGTCAAGAGCCTGCGCTCAAAGCCAGGAGAGAGCGAAGTAGAGCACGCCATAATCCACGACCTTGACGACGCAGTAAAGGCGCACGGCGAATTCCATGTTGGCGATATGGTCACCTGGGGTTCTAGTGGCGGCGCAGCCCGTGGAAAGATCACGAAGATCGTCCGCGAGGGAAGCGTCAATGTTCCAGATTCTTCAATCTCTATCAATGCTGAGGAAAATGACCCAGCAGTATTGATCAGGATTTATGATGGGGAAAAGCCAACCGACCGAATCGTTGGTCACAAGATGTCGACATTGCGCGCAACAAAGTCTTTTGACGATGTAGTCGCAAAGGTTGATGAAGTCGAAGGCCAGCAGGCCGACGAAGAGAATAAGACAGAGGATTCAACCTCTGCTGAATTGGAGAAAAACATGACTGAAGAGATTGCCCCACAGGTTGCAGAGGAGACCCCAGAGGTCGCCCCTGAGGCCGAGCCAGCGGTGGCTGTTGAGCCAGCCGTTGAGCCAGTAGCCGAAGAGATCCACGCAGAAGCCCACGCGGCAGTTGATGAGTACCGAGAGGTCTCAGAGGCTGATGTTGCCGAGGTTCTTGCAGAGGTTCTTGCTTCGGCAACTAGCAACCGCCTTGCGCTAGAGACTGGTGCGCCCCTCCAGGGTGTGACCGAGGATCCAGTTGCAGAGCCAGTTGCTGCGGAGCCAGTTGCAGAAGAGGTTGCCGTTGAGGCTGCCCCTGCAGAGGCTGCGCCTATTGATGCGGTTATCGAGGAGCCAGTCGCCGAACCGGCCCCCGAAGACCAGGGCGTTGAGCCCATTGTAGACCTGAACGATGCCGAGAAGTCTTCCGACGCGGACGATATCGGTAAGATCGTTGAGGTCGCCAAGTCAGCACTCGATGCAGCCAAGACGGCTCAGCAGGAGGTGGAGACTCTCCGCAAGGAGATCACCGAACTCGCTGCCGCGAAGGCCAAGGTTGAGAAGGATTTGGAGAGCGCCATGAAGGTTATCGACCGCTTGTCGGCCGAACCGGTTGGGCGCAAATTGATTAGCAAGGCTACGGAGCAGCGACATAGCGACGCTACATGGCTGCATCCATATATCCAGCGCGTTCTCGAAGCGCAGGACTGAAAGAAGGAAATAAATCATGAGTGAGATTAACGAAAAGTTGCAGGATCTGGAGAAGGGCCTTGAGGCTCTTTCCCACACCCCTGCGGTAATCGGTAAGGATACCGATTCGACTGCAAAGACATATGACGCAGCAGAGGGTGCTGCTCTTCAGCGCGAGTTGCGCAAGCGATTCAAGCAGATGGGCACCGCCGAGATCACCGAGATGCTCGACATTCAGGCTTCCCGCGAGAATGGTAAGCAGGCTTCGTCCGAGGTGCTTAACACCTTGGCAGTTGCCAACCCACAGATCGCTAAGTTGCTTGATGCGAGCGGCGGTGCTGCACTTATTCGCCAGGACTTGGAGCCAATGCTCTACGCCCTGTTCGTAAAGCGATTCCCGCTGTTTGAGCGCCTGCGCAAGGAGCCTGCAAACGGCTTGGTGCACGCCTACAATCAGCAGACCTCGTTCGGTGACGCAGTGTTCCAGACGGAGTTGGGAACGGTGACGGATGACGTAAACGTCTACGCTCGCCAGACCACCAACGTCGCGGTACTTGCTACCCGCCGTGGTATTTCTCTCAAGTCACAGTTCGCCATTCAGCAGGGTGGCGCGGCCGGTAATCACGGCCTCGCAACCGAGTTGTCAGGCGGAGTAACGGCAATTGCCAAGAAGTTGCAGAAGCAGATCCTTCAGGGAAATGCCTCGACTTCCGCAAGCGCCGGTGCCGCAACGGAGTTGGGCG